AGTACTTGATACATTCTCCAATCAGGCTCTAACGGTATACTTTCCCCAAACTGGTTTGACTCAGCTTTATGCTCTTTGAGCATACCGATGAGTTCTTTGAATACAGGTACAGGGTCTGGTTCGACTCTGAAAGTTATCACTGGGTTCGTACCTCCGGCATAATTGCTATAATTGTAGTGGGCAAGGGCTGATTCTGTACTATCTCAATCTGCCCCTCTGAGTCGTATCCGTCATCCAGATCGACCTCTATATCCCCACTATACAGAGGGACTGGCTGATTCATTATGGGCGGTCCCATGTAAAATCGCTCACCGTTAATAAGCAAACCAACAGACCTGAACAACCTGACATATGATCTATTAATCCGCTTAATTCTGCCCTGTGCAGTACCGATGGGGTTCCCTCCCTCTACTCGCATAGTCTTTAATGTGGAGTCAAATGCAAGACCTGCATGGACTACCTGAGCAGCTTGTTGAAGTGTTATCTCCCCGTTCGCGTCTACGACAACATCAGGATGCACCGCACCATCTGCAAGCACCTGCACTGTCTCGCCTATCAAATGCTCCAGACCGTCGAATACTGTTGCCGGTACAGGCAGGTCGTATGATAACCCCGAGTCCACATAGAAAGAATCCTCTACGTCTGCATCACGCTTAAGCGGGGGTTCTAATTTCTCGATGTATCGTACTGTACTGCCTTGCACAGTCCGCTTAACAGACATATAAATATCGTCATGCCGAGGATCGTCAAATCCGTCTGTAACAGACACACTTTCAATTTGTCCGTCAGTAACTATACGAAACCACCCCGAAATATCGAATTCAGGTTCATATGATATACCGGCCACGACACCATCACTCCTGACATAGAACGCAACACTATCAGGCTCGTTAGCGTATTCGGCATCAACGATACTGGGGTAGGCTATATGCTCACTCAGAAGGGTAATATCCTTAGAACTATAAGAGTCAGACTCAAGAGAATAGGCGAAGTTCCGTACCTTCAATAAGCCTTTCTGAACGAATAGAACCCTATTGCCTATACGAATAGGCAGGATATTCGCAGCACCATAATTGGTCTGCCGTACAACTTTAACATTGGTTGGGGTGATGGTTTCGTTAAAAGTGGTACTCATCATCTTATATTCACCGCCCGTTGTACCGACAGCGAGAATATCACCCGCACTGAACCATTGAACCAAATTGATCTTATCTGTGTAGATGGTATATCCGAAGGCTTCATCATCCAGGCCCGTACCGAAGTCGAAGTCATAGTACGATCCAATCTTACTACCCCAAATAGTAGCAGGGTCTGCCGGACAGCCACCTAAGAGTAAACGCTGCTCATAAAATGTACCAGTACCGGGGTAGTTGTTCGCGCCCCACTCTGGCGGAAGATTTGTAAAAGGAATATTCGACAGCACCCAGTCAAAAGTGTCATTTCTAACTAACTGTCGTGGGAAGTGGTTAGGATGGAAAAGATATAACGTATTCGCGTCTTGCAAATAGTTAATATCATATAATTCTTCTTCAAGATATGGATTAGCAATCTCATACGGAGTGCCCGGTGGATTCTGTAACTGACCACCTTCCGTGTAGAACCTGATATAACCCTCGCCCACTTCCAAATGATACAAGCCTGTACTCGCGCCCGTATCAAAAGGAATCATGCGACACATCTGGTCAAAGAACTTGGCTTCGGAAATAAAACGTAGCCCGCCCCTGCGTACAGCAGGGCCATGAGGTCTTGGCATGAAATTCTCCATGATCTCACAGCCCGACTTATACTTCTCCAGATCAACCCGACCTGTCAGTAACGGGCTGAATTCCCCTGACGAAAAGTTTGTATAGATAGGATCAAATCGTGGCATTATTTAGGTTGACTCCTCAGTATGCCAGTGGGACCGGCAACCCCTTGATAACGGGACTCCATCCACTCCTCGGACTGAATCCACTTGGGACCACCCTCCATAGCGTTAACGCTTTTGGCGTCAGAAATCGACAAGGTATATAGCTGAACCATCGCTTTGTGCCTTGCATCGTTATCCGTCAAGGCTACCGCCCCTTCCGCTGCTATCTTACAAGACAAGGACTCCATGAAACTCGGGTCAAAGGTGTTCGGGTCAGTAATTCGAGCGATATACTTAATGAACGCATCCGAATAATCTGACACTAAGTTACGGCCTTCAATCCCATATTCCCATACGTCCCGACTCGGTATGAGAACCCGAAGACAGTCCGACGGTAGCTTGTAGCTATAAGCGTAGTCATACACAGGGTCAGCCGTATTACGTGCCAACTCGACCCGCTTAATCGCAAAATTCCACGGATGCGTCCGCAAGACATAATCTCGGGTAGGGGCGTACAAGGCTTTCATTATCCGAGCAGGTTTGCTGTCATCATCGAGAGACAGAATCGTCTTCTCTCCGAGTTTAATCAACGCCCTGTTTACAATCTCTATTTCTGACGCCATTTGATCACCTATTGTTTAATGTAAATGAAGTAGCCATCAATAGAGTCATCCCTACAACCGTCACTCTCAGCCGTTACCACGACAAATGCTCCTTCAAGGCTGTCAATAACGATGGTCTGTGCCGGTAAGTGTTCAAGGAATGTGACACTACTGTTCATTTCTTCCACTTTGCCGAATCCTGCAAGGTCAGCATCAACGAACTGCTGATTTCTTTTCTTGAATCTCGGCCACCCTATGATAACCGAGTCACAAGACAACTTAAACCTGAGCTGACTTAACGCGCCCAATACTCTTATCTGGCTTTGAGGGAGCCTACACAACGAGAAAGTTGTCCCGGCCTTGTAATCCCTGTCAGCAACTACGCTAAAAGTTATAATCTTCAAACTCCCATGTAGGTCGCAGGGGTTGAAGATAGCAAGATTGTGAGCAGACAGGATATTGGACTTAAATTGTTCTACCCCAACATCACCTTGTTCTACTTTCGGTTTCTCCTCTACTTTAAAATCAAAATCCGTGATACCGTCCATGTTTCCTCCAGTGGGTTATCCACCTGACTGTTCCTCAGGAACAGTCAGGTGGCCCAGTCGCTATGCTTCGATGCAGTCAACCTGCACGACCTTCACTTCTTCCATTCGGGTAGCCCCGATGGTCATTTGCGTGAAGACCTGCGTGAGATACTGCTTATCGGGACGTTCCCCGATACGGGCGTTAATGTCAATGCCGAGGGCAAGGCATAAACCATCCTGCGCCCACGCAACACACTCGCGCGTGCTGACGTTCAGATTGACCAGTTCGGTACGGATGAACTTGAAACCCATGAAGGTATCAATCTCACCACGCACCAGGGCTTTTACCGTGTTGTAGTCCGCACTCGTGACCTCGGTGGTCCCGAGCAGGTCTTCCAACTGGGTGCCGGTTACGGCAATATATTTGGGGATTTCATCCGCAACATCTGCGGCCCAAAACTTGCCTTTCGCTTCGATCAGCTTGTCGATGGTCATACCGACTGCACCGGCAGCGATTTTTTGTCCGGCAGGGAGCGCAACGGCTGCGACGTTGTCCTTGGTGACGTTGGCCGCACGGTCGGCATTTCCGAGTGCAGCGGTCAGAAGAACATCATCCATCGTGCGACCGAAAGCTGCGGCCGCATTTTGCGCGTAGGGTGAAGTCGGGTCAATCAGCATCCGTACCCGATCTTCGCGGTCGATATAATCGACCCATGAATAATCAACGATCCCGACACGAACGGACTCGTGGCCGGTATCGACAAATGCATCATCCGTATCGGCATGACGCCCCGTTTTTTGTGCAGCAGCGGTGGCCGCGATCTGCTCGTACCACGCATACTCACCATCCTGCGATTCGACTCGGACGGAGCCGCGCAGTCTGGAACCCATCTGCTGTGAGAGCAAATCCACATTGGCCTTGTACTGTTGCACAAAGGCTGTGGTAATATACTGGGACATAGTCCCTCCTTTACTGTTGAGGTTAAGCTACGTTGAGTTTGGAGTTGCTCCCGAAGGCTCCGTGAATTACAGGTGGGTTAGAATAATCTAATTGTTCCCGGTGCTGTTTTTGGTTCGGGGTGACGACGTTGCATGAGTTTAGCCATCTTTTCTACCAACACTTTGTGTTGGGGAGCTGCCTTGTCAAGATATGCAGGATCAGCCTGAATGTCAGCGATTTGACCGTCAAGGTCACTATTCGACTCTCTATTGTCA